TTAAAGCTGCCCTCCGTCGTAACCACCACTGCCGCCGCCTGACACGGTCGCCCACACGGTGCCGGTCGATGTCTTGGTGAGAACCTGCCCGGACGTACCAGCCTCGCTCGGAACCGGTGCATAACTATTGTCAGCGTCCGTTTTCGACACATACGTCGAAGCAGCCTCAGACTTATCCAACTTCCCCGACACAGTCGACGCATTCGCCTTCGACCCCAACGACGACTCAACAGCATTCACCACCGCCGCCACAGCATTAGCATCCGCGTGAGAAAACTTCTCACCCGACGCCCACGTAGATTTCACAGGCATAACAAACTCCTAAAGGGTGAGAGGAAACACAAACGGGAACACGCCTACACCGGCAGGCGGGGCTGCGGTAGGCTTCGCAACATCGACAGGCGCGCCATTACCGTGAATCGTCACAGAAAACTCTTGCAACGCATTCGGATCTGATGCTGCGGCATCAGTCCAGACGACCGGGCCCATGCCTTGATACGAGTCGGGGGCATCATCGCGCCGATAGATATGGAATCGCACGAAATTGTAGACACCGACTTGACGGCCCTTGGAACGCAACAATGCTTGGCCGGGGTCGTCTTCGAAGCCCGACGCATTCTCGCCTTTACGTTTACCGGAGCCTTCTACGCGCCACGTTAATCCTGTGACTGTTTGGGAACCGTATCCGCCTGCATCGATGTCGGAGGTTTCTTGTGCTGATCCTTCGAAGATGGGGGATACGGCGGATAAGCCTCGAACGAATATCCAGTCTGGTGTGTCGGTGGTGAGCGGGTCGGCTATACGCACTACCCAGTCGCGTGCAAGTTTGGTTTCTAGTCCCGAACTGTTCGGGGGTGTAGCAACAACCATCACAACCCCCTAAACCTCAGCCAAATAGAGAAAGGATTCTCATTCATTACTTTCCTCCCGCTAAACGGCCGTCGTATAAATATAGGAGGATCCCTTACCTACTAGCGTCCGAGCATTCGAACCGGGATTGCTTACACTCCAACGTAAAACATCGCCCTGTTGGACATCAAATGGCGGGGTCGTATATCTAGCGTCCGAACTCGTGACGCCCCCCACGGAAACGCCATTCCGAAGTACTCGCCACGAAAGCTTACTTGCAAATGCTGGAACTTTAGCCTCGCCAGTCACCGTGATTCGCCCGGTTCCGTTCATGACTAGACCGCCCGAGCTATCCAACACAGTCGCCGGGTAGCCTTGTCGAATATCAAGATCCTCGCGGCTGATATTCTGCCATTCACCACCTGGGGCGACCGTTAGGTCATCTTTCGCATATATCCACATAGGCGAAGGCGACGGACCGCCATTACCTCCGCCTGGGTCTGTTCCGCCTCCTGATGCCGCTGACCATACGACTACGGAGCCGATGCTGACTGTCTGCACTTCAGTGCTTCCGATGCTAATCTTGTCGGCTGTGATAGATCCGATTGATATGGGCATCAGGCTGCCGTCCTGAAATACACTGTGGATGCAGACTTGCTTCCGAGAGCTTGGAACTGGGCTTCCGTGCCCGTCCAGATCACCAAGGATGCCGCCGCGCCATTAGATTGGCCCGACACATTCCCCACCGCCAACTTCGACAACGCGATCTGAGCACCCGACGCAATCGACGCATTCGTCACCGAACCCGCCTTCGGGTCACGCGCATCCGACAACCGCGAATCATTACCCGCAGCCGCAGTCGTCCCAGACGTACCCAACTGCAACGGATTCGCGACCTCCAACACCTCACGCGCAGCCGCAGCAGTCGACGACTTCATCAAACCACGGCCAGTCGTACCCGTACCACCCAGATTATCGACAGTCGCAGACGTAGAACCCCCGCCACCACCACCCGTAACCTGCACATCACCCGCAACATCCGGGCCAACACCATTAATCGTCCGCACAAACCGTGCATCCAAACGAGCACGGACAGGCGTCGGCAACTCAAACGTCGCCTCATCCACCGCCACAAGCTTATTAGCCATCACAGGCCCCCATCAAATATCGTTAGAAATAGGCTCAGGAGCAGGCGGAGGAGTCAACCCAGGCGCATGCACACGCACCCAATCCAAAAGCGCACGAATATAAAGCACAGCAAACCGGAAACGACGCTCCTCAGACCGCAACGCCTCGCGCAGCTCGCGGACCTCACCATCCAAACGATCAATCGAATCCTTCATAGGAGTCAACTGCGCCGTAAACGTTTCACGCTGCTCAGACAACATCTTCTGCCACTGCTCCGTAGCCGCAGAATCAGCCGAACGCTTCGACGTACCACGCTGAGTCCACCACGCCAACAACGCAACAATCGTCGGGCCAACAACAGAAATGATGATCGATTCAAGGGACACGAGGAACCTCCACGGGTTCGGGTCGTGTCGCCTCCCTATACACCAGTAGGGCCACAAGCACGTAATTCAATGCCGACACCCAGGCGCGGGACACATCATCCACCCACCAAGACCAAAAGAAACTAAGAGCCCACAAGCCGTTCAAGCCGACGAGCGCCGAATACGCTGCATCGCCAGCGAACAGGCGAGGCGTGAAAGCCGCCAGAACAGCGACAAGACCGACAATGATCCACGCCATCGAATACACGGGCAGGGGGACGAACTGATCCACCAGAGCTAGCTGCGTCGGAGTCGTCTCCGGGGACGGACCAAGATAGGACCATCCCCGGAGAGCAGACATGAACCCGACAACCACGAGCACGAGGCGGGTTTCCAGACGCGACCGCCAACACTCACGGCCGCTCAACATCAGAGCGGGTAACCCTGCACAGGAGGCGCAGACTCGGCAGCAGTCTCATCCTTCGCGCCAGGCTTCGTATTCGCCAACGCCAAACCGGCAGTCGGCAAACCAAGCACCGCAGCAAGCAGCAACAGCACCGCCGACTCGCCACCCGGAAGAACAACACCCAGACCCGCCAACACTGGAATCGCAGCAAGCACGATACCGTACACATACTTACGCTGGGCAACAGAAGGATTGAACGTGGAAGCCATGATGGCATCCTTTCGATAGGAGGAAACGAAGAGTCAGACAGACACTTCGAGCTTTTTCGCGATCGCATCAAGCAGCTCGCCCTGACGCTTCAACTCGACGCCATTCAGATACGACGCCTTATCGATCTGCAACAGGTAGCCGACCGCCGTGTCCGTGTAGCCGGATGTCTCCACCCGAGTCTTGAACCGGTACGTCAACTCGTGGAAAATACGATCCTCACGCGACATGCCGACGAGCGGATCAGATGGTGTGGGTGCCACAGGGCTACCTCCTGGTTTCACAACAAGCGCCCACGTCTGCGGGCCGATCTTGCCGTCCTCGATCAAACGTGCATTACGTTGAATTTCGCGGGCCTTCTGCGCAGTCGCAGGACCGTACTGGCCGTCCTGCACGATGCCCGCCGCGGCCTGCCAACGCTTCAACCCGTCAATCCAGTTGGCGGGCTCACCGGCCTTACCGGAAATACTGTTCTCCGGGCCGTCATAGGGTCCGTAGTAGAAGAACACGCCCGACGAGTTCGGTAGCGGAAAGTCATGCGGTGCCAGATCGTTCACGACCGGGCCTGCAATTGACCAATACTCGTTGAACAGGCCATCGTTCCAGGCGCGGGCACTGGAACCGTACAAGACGCCCGGAGTGCCGCGAGACTCCCAATTCGCATGCTCGATCGTGCACGCCGTATGCGAATACGGGCCACCACCGCCATGCTGAAAACCAGCCCGAAACACTGCATCCCGAGGAATCGCGTTCGCAGCCGAACGAGTCATCCCCGCATACCTACCGCCCGGAGCAGTACGCCACGACTCCGTAGACCCATGCCGCTGAAACAACACATCCGAACGGCCATCCGTAGCAATGAACATGCCAGCAGCGCCCACAACACCCGAACAATCCGTAGACGCCCGAGCATTCGACGACGAAAACGCGCCACCATACCCATACGGCAACCCGGACTTGCTGAACGCAAAAGCGTGCAGCCGATTCAAAACAGAACGCCTCACAGCCATAACGGCCCCTTTACGTAGATTCGGTCTCGCCTGATTCGGCGACCGGAGAAGACTCAGGAACTTCGACAGACTCGAACGGCGGGCCACCCTGCTCCGCAATCCACTGACGGATCACAAACAACTCCGCCAATACCAAATCCACCTTGTCGCCCACACTGTCAATATGATTCGGCAGACTGTAAACCGACATGCAAACCTCACACAGGTAACGCGAACACCGTCAAAAACGATGGCACAGGCGAATAATCATGGTTGGAACTACCAGAAGCCCGGACCAGTGACACCGTGAACGTCGCCACCTGACCCGCAGCCACAACACCAGTCGATGTATCAGCGCCGTGCATCTCAGCACCCGAAAACGACGGGGCAACAGGAAACGCGGCCATCGCGCCCGTCGTACCGAACCCATCCAACTTCGCGACAGTCGGCCCCGACGTAGACCCCAAATTCACCGCCACACTGAACGTGCCGCCACGACCACGCGCAGCCACCGCACCAAACACCCACGGACGCCACGGAAACAACTGCGCAGGAACAGTGAACGTCCCCAACAATCGGGACGCGCCAGTCGCATTCGACACCGCAGCAACCCACCCCGAACCATTCGGGAAATGCCACGGCCCCACCAGCGACGGAAGCAAAGTCGACGGCTGCCAGCGGCTCGTAGACGCATTCCACGCCAACGTGTCACCCAACACCAGCGGCCGATTCTCATCGAAATCCAGCGACGACAGCAACGCCGCCGCAGGACCAGGCGCACCCTGCACACCCACCGGGCCACGCGGGCCACGCGGAATACGGAACTCCAACGACTCAAGCCCCGACCCCGTAGCGCCGAAACTATACAAGCCCGGAGTGTCCTCCGACTCGACCAAACCAGCATCGACCTCGAACAAACCGGTCGCGCCAACAAACCCCGAAGGGATCGTGTACAGCCTCGACCCGGCAGGCGACTCCGTTAGATTCACACTCGAATTGCGGATCACCCGCACCGACGCAGTAGAGCCCGGAGGCAACGTAGCGAACAGTGCAGTCGGATCGTAAGCCCGGTCATCCCCGCGGACACCCTTAGGTCCGATCAACCTGCCAGCATCAAGCCACCGCCCAGAACGACGCACCCACACCCGCATCGCATCCAACACGATGAACCCGTCACCATCAGCCCCCGACGACGGCAAATCGCCAGCCGACGCGACCATCCCCAACCACCGAAAATCCGGGGCATCCAAACCGTCATCACCCACCGGGCCAGGAAGACCCGCAGGCAGCGACGTACTATTGTTGCGGCCCCGGAACTCCACCCACGCCTCACCCGAAGAACCAATATCCTCCGTGTCAACCCAGATCACTTCCAGGTCATTAGCGAGATCGCTCATCGTCTTCGCCACAGATCAGCCCTCCACAGGCTGAAGCCAGCACGTCAACGTAGCCCCCGCCTGCCCGTGCGCCCACGCGCCCGTCCCCACCGTCCGTGCAGCAACCACATGCAACGTCGTCGGAACACCCGCAGGCACCGTCCCCTCACCCGAACCCGGAGTAATCGGATTCGAATAGCCAGGCGCAATCTGATTCGTGAACGCAGTCGCACTCTGCACACCCAGGCCCTTACCGACCAGAGCGCCCGACGCCGAACCGACACGAACCTCCATGTCGACACGCCTCGCGCCATCGCCAGAGTTGATCGACACCGAACCGAATACCAACGGCCGGTAGGCGAACTCCTGCTCAGGGAGATTCAACGTTGCCAACGTCTTCGTGTTCGCCGTAATATTGGAGGCTGCGACCGCAAACGATGACTCGCCCAACGTCCACGGCCCCACCAATGAACGCCCCGGTTGGCCTGGACGCCACGTCTGCGTAGACGCCGACCACACCGGCACATTCCCCGACGCAGGCGGAGTGGACTTATCGAAATCCGCTGCATCAGAAAGCAGCCCCGGAATACCCGGAACGCCACGCTCACCCGGAAGACCACGCTCACCGCGAGGCAACATCAAATCCAAGAACTGCGCGCCAGGTTCACCGCCGATCGACGCCGAACCCTCACCACCCGCAGAAGACGTGGTCACATTACGGACCTCCAACGCGGCAGCGCTACCCGGATCACCCTTCTCGCCCGTAATCGCACCCACATCAAACCACTGGGCACCATTCCAGACATGCGCGTGACCGTCACTCTCCGCCACAAACCCGTAACCCGCATGCGCAGAACCAAGATTCGACGGCAGGCCATTCACATTCGCTACCTTGCCGCGCCAATCAAACGTCGGCCGCGAATCACCCTGCGCGCCCCGCTCACCACGCTCACCCATCGGCAACTCAACATAAAGCTGCCCGCCCTCCAACTTCACCACAGCCCGATTCGGATCCCGCAAATCAGCCGCAGGAACCCACGAAAACGTCACACGCGCAGTCAACTCCGCCATCAGGCCAACCGCCCCTCAATGAACATGAAGCCCTGCGTACGCAACACTTCCACCGTCTCCGAAGGCAACGCCGAACCATCCGCCACACCACGCTTGAACACCAACGTCGCATCGCCAATAGTCACCGGACCCTCGAAACGATTCGGGGACACAATCTGCAAAGCCATCCGGCCGCTCCCTGCATTAGATTTGAAGATTCATAGACCGGACGACCGTCGCCAACCCCTTGATGCCACCAATCAACTGGGCCAAAGGATCCTGCGCAGTCCGGTCATCACCGATGATCGTGTCGAACTCGCGCAAGCCAGAACGGTTATCGCGCATCTTCACTTCCGCGATGTAGTCTTCGATGATCTTCCCGGAGTTACGGAACCTGACCAGATCGTTGACGTCATAGCGTGGCCGACCGTTATCCGAGAAGCCCTTACCGAACTCGTAAGGCTTGTTCTCGCCGATCGTGAACTTGACTGCACGCTGACCAGCCGCATCCTTCATGGCCTGCATACCAGCTTGCAACGCGTCCAAGGTGAATGCGCCTGCACCCGCGTTCGCCCACACTTCCGGCCACGCATACGGTCCGAGTTGAGCTTTACGGGTGTAGTCGACGAACCTGTTGAACGCGAACAGAATATTGTCAAGGAGACCGCCGATACCGATCGACAGGAACGGTAGGCCGATAGCCGACAAGGCCAGAGAGATCAAGGCATTGACGGACTCACGGATCAACGTGTTGATGATGTCCGGTGATTTTCCGCCCACCAGAATCGTGTGACCCTCAGGATGTTTCCCGGTCTCCACGAAACCTGTGATGCCGCCGCCCTCAACTGACCACTGAATTTCCTGCCGCATATCGCGGGGGTCAACGACATCGAAAATGTAGGATGGGCGGATCATCGTCCGATTCGACGGAAACGGCTGCGCGTCACCCGGCAGCCACAAATCCATTTTCGCCTGGAACGCAGCCTGATTCAACACCTGCGAAAACAGTTCGTCGATGGGATCCATGCGGGCAGCCATCACAGTGAAGTTGGAGAAATCCAACCTGTTGTGTGGGGCAGTGACCACAGGCGCGCCAGCGCGCGCCGCGTTCTGCCCCACATAGTGCATCATGACGCCCTTAGCGCCACCGATCTGAATGTCCTGCGGGGGAGCCTGCAACCACTCCGGCAGAAACGTATTCGGGTACGATAGGAGACCGTGCAACATGCGTTGCTCGCCCTTCAAATCCACTTCCAAATACGCGTTATCCGGGCCGTGGAACCTGTAATCCACTGCCCGACCAGACCAGCGTTTACCGTTCACACTGCACGTGACCGGAACAACCGTCTCGACACAAGCGCGGAGATTGTTCGCGTGCCGGTGATTACCCTCCACCACCAACTTGCCGGTATCGACACCAGTCTTTTTCCACGTCAACTCCGACTCGACATACTTCCCGAGCGGCTCAGCAGTGCCATACGTGTTGTCGTGGATCCTGAAATCCAGCGGAGCCTCAAGCTTCCGCAACAGCGCTACCATGCGCGCTCCGTGATAGGAGTGAACGAAACCGTAGCCGTCGAACGCTTGTTGATGCCGCCGACACACGACAACTGCAAATCAACCAGACCCGACTGGCCCGTCCGCCGTGCAGGGATCTGCTGCCCATCGACCCACTGCAACCCCATCTGAGACCACAACGACGGACCAGACAGTGACCCCGACCGTACTAACGGATCCTCGATGTTCGTGTCAACCACAATCCGTTGACCGTTGCCCATGTTTGGCAACGTCATCGTCGGACCACCCTTGATCCCGAACGTCCACTGCCCAGGGCCGACGAACTCCCAGACCGGCCAGGGGGATTGATCGCCGCGGTTCTGAATCTTCGCCGTCGACAAATCCTGAATGTCGAACGTGCGTGACTCCTTCGGGCCTTGCCAAAACGAGTAGTCCGCGAGCAACGTCAACTTCTCCGACGCCACACCCAGCAAGCCAGGTTTAGTGCGGTAGTCGTCCGTCTCCGCGACCTCACCCAGACGGCAGTCCGCCCACCAATGCCCCGACTCCGACGACCGAACCAGCCAACGCCCCACCTCATCGCCGCGACCCAACGAAGCACGCCACCGCGAATGATAAGAACGCCAGAAAGATTCAGTCGACCGACGCACATCGAGCCGCCACGGCTGAACCAGAAGATCCGCAGTGATCGTCCCCGACTCGTCCGTCTTACCCTTCCAAATCCTGCCCTTAGTGCGAGCATTCGTCTGGTAGATATGGGTGAACGGTGAACCCAACATGCCGGTCGGGGTACCGTTCAGAGCCATCCCAGAATCAGGAAAGTTCCAAACGGTACCGTCGACACCTATCCAGGTGAACCGTAAAACGTCAGGGATCACCGTAGGACTCCTAGAGAAGTGGTGTTTAAAGGCGCAGCCCGAACGCTCCTGCCGCGTTACGGATCACAGCGCCAGGATCATTCGACTGCTGGGTGACGATGTCGCCGTTGATTTGATCGCCCTGGATCGTGTCGCCAGTCGGCGGAATCTGCTCGGCAGCATCCTTGAACGCTGCCGCAAGCTGCTCCACCGTCTCCCGGCCCAGATTCAAAATTCCGCCCGAGAACAGTCCTTCGAGCTGCTCGGACAAGAACCCTGCAAGACCAGCCGCGCCAACCAGCGTCTTGTACATGTTTTCCGCAGCCAGTTCACCGCTCGTCGGCTTCTTCAACACCGTCAACGGCGTGCCCGAACCGACAGCATCAGAATCGGCTTGCGCAGAAGACCACGCCTTCACCGTCTCCGTATGCTTCGAACCGCCAGCCTCGAAAGCCCGATCCTTCGGCCCGAAGAAACCGACCGTGCCGCCCTCGGCGTAATGCCCGACAGCATCCCGCTTCAACAACTCCAGAAGCCCCGGATACTTGTCCGCGATATCCTTCGGGATAACAATCTCACCGGGGGTGAGCATGGCGGGCACAACATCAGTCGGCGGTACAGGTGGGCCGAGCGGAGGAATCGACTGTGCGATACCAGCCGCAGCGGACTGCAAGAGGCTCGCACCAGATGCGCCGGCACTGTTGATGCCGGACATGAGAGTGTCGACCTGCTGCCGCGGTCCTGCGAGAGGATCAGCGGGAGCGTTCCCCAACCCGAACGGCCAGTTTGTGATCCGCACATCCTGCACGCCCGCAGACGCACCCGTGGTAGGCGTGGACGTTGACGTGGCAGGCGTACTCGAACGTAGGCCACCATCGGACACCGGAGCCTTAGCTACAGCCTCCGACACCTTCCCCGAAGACTCCACAACCGCATCCGCTTGCACCTTCGCCGCATCACGCGACTCCAACAGAGCATCAACGATCTTCGAATCCTCTTCAGCGCCGAACGCGTCACGGAACTTCCCCGTGAAATCGCCCTTATCCAGCAGTGCTTTCACGCCGTCAGGATCGGCATCGCCGCCCACATTGCCGGTCAACAACTGCTGAACCAGCGCGGAATCCTCTTCCACGCCGAATGCGCTACGGAACCTGTCCGTGAACTCGCCGCCATGCAGCAGCGCCTTCAAGCCATCAGGATCGGACTGCTCGTTGAACAGTGCGTTCGCGCCCGCCCGCTGCGCATCCAGGACGCCACCGAGAAGCGGATTGTCCTCTTCGATGCCGAACAGGCCGCCGAGCCGTCCGGTGAACTGACCTGATTCGAGGAGTGCCCGGATGCCCTGCGGATCGTTTTCGTCCGTGAACTGACCGCCACGGCCACCCGACAGGAGCGCCGCAACTAGAGGCGAGTCCTCTTCGACACCGAACTTCTCCCGGAAGCGGCCAGTGAAGTCACCGGCCGCGATAGCCTTCAGGCCGTCAGGGTCATTCTCGTCATTGAACTGTGCCGCATCGGGTTTACTGCCGTCGCGGTGGCGTAGGATCGCGTCAACGAGTTTGTCGTCTTCTTCGACCCCGAACGCTTCACGGAACCTGCCGGTGAAGTCGCCGTTTTCACGCAGAGCCCGCACCCCGTTAGGGTCGTTTTCCGCGGTGAACTGCGATACCGGTTTCGTGTTCTTCGCGTCGATGAGTGCTTTGACGAGTGGTGAATCTTCCTCCAGCCCGAAAGCTTTACGGAATGATTCGCTGAACTCGCCGCGTTCCACCAACGCACGCACGCCGTCCGCGTCGTCAGCGCCAGGCTTGCGCGCCTCCAACAGTGCGTCAACGATCTTGGAGTCTTCCTCCACTCCGAAGGCGTCACGGAACTTACCTGTGAAGTCGCCCTTGTCGAGGAGTGCTCGGATACCGTTGTCGTCCGCTGGGGTTTTGGTGGCGTCTGCTGGTTTGGGGGCGAGTGCTTCGATGCCCTTGTTGAGGGACTGCAACAGTCCGCCTGCGGATCCGCCCGCCTGGGGGCTTCCGCCGCCCGATGAGCTTCGCGATCCGCCACTAGACGACGAGCTACCGCCGCCGATGGAGCCTCCCGGCCAGTTCGTGACGAACACGTCACGCACGTCACCGCCGCGAGCGCCCGACGACGACGAACCGCCAGCCGACGAACTCGAAGACCCGCCAGCGCCACCGCCCGCAGAATCGCCCATGTATTCGGTGCCGTCGTCCCCGCGGGGAAGATGCCACACCATCGGGAAGTCCTGCGCCGACTGAGCGCCAGCACCGTAAACAATCCCTGAGGAGCCGGACTCGGCGGGCGTACCGAACAGGTCGCCTGCCATGTGCCCGTTTTGACCAGAGCCGCCGTTGGTGCCGATGTTGAAGCCGCCCGGATCGTAGCCCTGAACAAATCCAAGAGCCGCGAAATCCGAGTCCGTGGTGAAGCGGACATCCTTGCCGGTGTAGGCGTTGTAGATACCCGACCAGTAGCCGGAACAGTCAAGAGCGCCGTAGACGTAGGGCATACCGTTTTTGGATTGGGCGTATGCGATTGCGGCGTCTTTGTCACCGATCGCGCCACCGTCCGCGTAGGCCCCGACTTCGCCGCGTTGCAGCGCGTCACGGAACCTGTACACCCCGGCTTGCCCGCCGAGTTTCGCAACATCGTCGGCGTCGAGCATGTGCTCACCGTTGGATCCCCAGAGGGGGATGAGGTCGTCGCGGGGTCCGCCTGGGCCGTGGATTGCTCCGCCGTCCGCGAACCCTCCACCACCTCCACCTGGCGACCCGCCCCCACCGCCACCCGAAGGCAGTGCGACAGGGACCGGGCCTTGCATGCCTGGAGCATCCGCCGCGGACACTCCCTGCGACTGCCAGTAACCGACGCGCCGCTGCTCCAACTCCACATACATTTGCAGCGACTTGCCGTCGTTGTTGCGCAGGAAGTTGTCGATCGCGACTTGACCGTCATCAGTGTTGGCGGTGATGCGGGTTGTGCCGTCCGGGAGTGTCTCCACTTTCAGCCCGAGCGCCGAGAGTGCGTCTGTGGCGTCCTTCGTCAACGCCTCCGTGACAATCGTCTTGTCATCCGGGACGTCAACTACCTTGCCCTTGAGGACATCCAACGCGAGATGTGCTTCAGGCATGCCAGGTTGATTGATCTGCGTCTCAACCAGATTCGGGAATAGGTCGAACGAATTCAGGAGCGTGTTTGCCTGCTCGTTGTTCAAACCCATCTGCATGGCTTGCTGAAGTAGTGCGTCACGGTTAGCCGCGTAAGTGCCCGTCAGTTCTTCGACAGTCTTACCGGCATCCAGGCCAGCGCGAGTCTGCGCCTCGAAACCGTCTTTCAGTTGACGAAACTGATCGGCTAGACCGGGGGGAAGCATCTCGTCCGCAGCGCCTGTGAAACCCTCAAGTTTGGCGATACTGCCGTCCGCCTGCTCGCCCAGATCCGAGATCGACGCGATGATCTTCGCGGACTCGTCACTGAACCGCATGTTCAGGGAAACGTTCTGGCCGAACTCGTTGAACCGTTCCTGCGCCTTATCGATTCCAGGTACTAGCGTGTCGTCGATGACGTTCGCGCCCTTAGTGAGCGCCTCATCGATCGCCGCGCCACCATTGCGGGTAGCGTCCGCCAACGTCCGCAGCTTCTCCGCTGCACCACCCGTAGCGATACCGAGAATCGCGCCGAAACCGGGGATGCTCTCACCCACGGACAGGATGTTCGCGCCCATATCCAGGAACGAAGCACCCGTTTCCGCTGCCGCGCCACTGAACTCAGCCAGCATTCGCATACCGTCAGCAACGAACGACGCTACAGCCTTCGCCGCCTCGAACCCGCCGTTACCAACCGCGATGAAAAAATCCACCACGCCGGCACGGTTGTTGCTGATCTTGTCTGCCCACTCAGCGATCTGCGGACCGAACGCCTCAGCCAGCGCGCCCTTCAAACTATCCACGACAGTGGAGATGGAACGCATCGCGCCCTCAACGGACGTTGCGCCGTTCCCGGACATGACGCCGATAGCGTTCTTCGCCGCGCCCTCGTAGTCGTTCATCGACTGCACAGCCGTCGTTAGGTCCAGGTTGTACATGGCGTCACCCATGTCCTCGGCCTTCGTGCCGAACAACCCGACCGCGACAGCGTTCCGAACCAACGGATCCTCAGTCTCACGGATCTTCGTCAGCAACTCTTCCATGCCCGCGGTACCCTCAGTGCCGCCCTTGGCGATCTGCGCAGACATGTCAGCCGCATTCAAACCGAGCGCCTCATACGCTTCAGCCGCAGCCTTCGACCCGTCGATAGACCGGATCGCGAACTCTTTGATCGCGTCCGCTGCCGTATCCGTGTCGCGGGCACCGCCCTGCACCGCCTGATTCATCAGCCCGAAAGCCTCAGCGCCAGACAACCCGACCTTCGCGAACTGCACCGAATACTCGGTGACCGTATCGACAAGATCCTCCGAGGCGTTCAACCCCATCTGCCCGCCCTTGACGAGCAGATCGAAAGCATCATCGACATCCGCAGCGAACCCCGACTTCACCGCGTTACCCGCTGCGCGAGCAACATTCGGGATATCGTCACCGAGTATCTGCGACACAGCATCCAACGATCCGATGATGTGTTCCGCGTCCCGCTGCGTAGCGCCCGCATCCAACAGGCCGTTACCCATAGCGACACGAGCCGTATCCAAGTTCGCTTCGACGCTCTCACCGAACACATCCGCGTACGCTTCACCAGCAGCCCGCGCAAACTTCTCGGCCTGCGCCGTCGTCACACCAGTCTGCGCCTGAAACAAATCCCGCTGAAGCTCCTGCTCCATACCGTCTTTGATCGCGGACGCCAACGCCACACCAACACCGAGACCCAACGCGGCCACGCCAAGAATCGAGCCAGCGATAGGGCCACCCTTGGAGGCCATACCGGAGATCGCATCCGAGAAGCCGGATAGGAAGTTTCCGCCCGCACTGTCTCCTGCGCCTTCGCCTACATCTGCTAGGTCATCTGTTGCGTCGTCGGCTGCATCGCCAACCTGGTTGAGTTCACGTCGTGCAGCCTGCGCATCGTTGATGAGCCGCTGCAAACCCTGGGCATCCATCCGCGCCAAAGCGCGCTCACCGTGCGATGCGCCCTGCCTAACACTCTCCCCGATCGATGTGCCAGCCCGGTTCGCTTCACGAATCAACGCATCCAACTGCCAGCGATCCAACTGACGAAGCGCATCGCCCGCGCCCTCAGCGCCGCGAGTAATCCGCGTCAAAGCGTCAGCATCAATACGGCGCAAACCATTCGACGCTTCACGCGCACCCGTACCGATACCGCGCACCGAACGCTCAGCCCGATCCGCCGACTGACCCAAACCTGCGGGCACACTGTCGAGATCGCGCACCTGACGGCCCGCATCCTGTGCAGCATCCCCGAGATTCCCGACCTGCCGTGCAGCATCACGCATCGAACCACTAGCCGACGACGCTGTCCGGTCAAGCTGTGTGGATAAACTTCGGGCAGTGCGTTCAGCACGTTCCATGCTCTGGTTGAAACGCGAGTCGTTCAACTCTAGAGTGGCGAAAATCGTACCGGTATCGAGAGCCATTAAAGCCCACCGCCCTCAATGCTATTCGGCGCGTGCGCCACCAATGTTGATTCCGTTGCCCTTAGCGAGCGCGTGAATGATTCGATGCATCGGCACCGACCCGAGGTACTGCGCGGCCTCGCCATTTTCCCAGTGCGCGACAGCAGTCTTCGGAGAGATAGCGAAGTGGATGATCGCTGTACGGCCCGCGTGCAGGATGAACGGCCACGACAAACCGTCCTTGTGCATCTCGCGTAGGACCGGTTTGAGGATCTTCCGTATCTCTTCGACCTCTTGATCGGAAGTCAGATCCGATGACCGTGCCAACTTCCACAGCCGCAAACCTTCCCTACCGTTGGGCGCGGGAATCGTGTAGCGTTTCCCGCCGATCGGAAGATGCAAATCGGGGTCGCTGATTTCACGCAGATCGCGCACAGTCGTTATCTCCTGAGGGCCTTTTTGATTTGATGCGCCATGACAGTTTGAAAAGTTTCAGAGAATGCGGTGGCAGCGTTCTCCAGGTATTTGGCTTCGCCACCATTCGGGTGATTCAAGCCCACGTCTTCGTGCTGCTTCACTGCGTACTCTGTGTTGAAGGAGACCGCGCCCACGACGCCGTCATCAACTTCGTTCACTGATGCCTTAGATGAGGCGCGAAGAACACCATCTTTGATGGGTGTCAGGTCGACTGCTTCGCCTCGCAGAGCCTCCGTGGCAATCTCCATACCTTTGACCGCGCCGGCGCGTTGCTTGTCGATGACGGCCTGCGAGTTCCATTGAATCGCCACAGTTACCTGCCTGTCAGAATGTCGCCGAACTTGCGGCGTAAACGCGACTGAGGTTCCGTCAGGACACCCCACACGCGGGCATTCAACCAACGAAACGAACGTTCCTTCAGAATCCCTGACTCCAAATCGATGCCGAAGAACTGTTGAAAATCAAGCTCTACAAGTTCCCAATGCTCAAGCATCATCGCCCAAGTCAGGGTTTCCCGTGGACCGGCAGGGGTGGTTTTGCCGTAGTTCTCGGGGTAATACCAGTCGCGGAGTCCGGTTGCTTCGTCGTAGGGTCCGCCGCCTGGATCGTCGGGGCCGCGGCTACCGGGCGCTTCCCCATCTTCAGGCCACTCGGGTTCCGGCTCGGACTCGTCGACAGGCGGTGCGGGTTCATGTTCCCGGTCGAAGTAGTCCCAGAACAGTGCGCCCGCGTGCGCTGACTGCCCGTACCAGATCAGTGCGGTTCGTGCGACATGCAGCAACTCAGGCCATGACACACCGTCATCGAGCATGACATCCCACATGTCACCGAGCAGGAGACGCATCTGTTCGATGAGTTCATCATCGCTCCAGAGCATTTCGCCTGGTGTGGCGAACATCAGGTGCAGGCGTAGGCCTTGTTCCGCTGTGACGCCGCCGACTTCGTAGGTTTTTCCTGCGACGAGTGCGGGCATGTGCGGGTTGAGGAAGTCGTGGGCGTCGGACACGAGTGTTGTGCAGCCTTTCCTGCCAGACACCGGGGCAACAGTCAACCTAGAGTTGATCGTTGCCCCGGCATGTCAGCTAAACCGCAGCGGGCTTCTCAATGTCCAGCGGCTCACCGTTACCATGCACAGTGAACGAGAACTCCTGAAGCGCATTCGGATCCGATGCCGCGGCATCCGTCCACACCACCGGGCCGGTACCCTGGTAAGCGTCCTCCGCGTCATCACGACGGTAAATCTGGAACTGAACGAAGTTGTCGCCGCCAGTCTTACGGCCCTTCGCACGCAGCAATGCCTGACCCGGATCATCCGCATACCCGGTCGAGTTCTCACCCTTCCGCTTACCCGATCCTTCGACACGCCACGTCAAACCGGTCACAACCTGCGAACCGTAACCATTCGCGTCGATGTCCGACGTTTCCTGCGCGGCACCCTCGAAAATCGGGGACACAGCAGACAAGCCACGCACAAACACGTACTCGCCTGCCTGAGCCTTCGGATCCTTGATTCGGAACACCCAGTCGCGGGCCAGCTTCGTTTCCAGCGCAGCCGAGTTCGGGGGAAGAGCAATGGGGGTTGGGGTAGTCATGTTGCCTCCTGGCAAAACCCAGACTGTCAGCCTGGGTTGAGAGAAAATTCGTATGAGTCAGCGCGTTCTTGCCGCTGCTTCGTGTCGGCACCCAGTGGGGCAGCCATGAGACGCCGCGAGTGCAGGACTCGGACGCCACCGGGGAGGACGTAGCGTGTCTTGTCGTCGAGTAGCGCGAACAGTTTGTCGCCTAGATCGTTGACGGGTCTGACGTTTGCGTTGTCGCCGCGCATTCGGATCTGGATTTTGATGTCCGGGTTTGCACGGTCGGGGTCGCGTTCGCGGGAGTCCTCGTAGATGTTGAGCATGATCGCGGTCGAGGGGCTGTCGGGTAGGTGTCCGACGTAGAGTGCGGGTGCGCCTGTGCCTGTGTAGGTTCCGTTGGGGTTCCAGCGGGCGAGTCCTGCGTCTCGGATCGCGGTGGCGAGGGCGTCGGTGATCCGATTCCATGTGAGTTCAGGCATCGGTTACTCCAAGCTGACGGACATGTGATTCGGTGTTGCAGGACCGCCACTGTCCGCGACACTCACCGCTAGAACAGTTGACTGTCGGTGCCCGAATGTCGCCGGTAGAGTCACCCTGGATCCGACCGGAATGTAGTCGGTGCCGATGGGGAACGCGGCAGACGTGGACGACACAACTTCGTCGCCGTCCTTGTTGCGCACCATCCGCGTCGTGTCGGCAACGGAACCCAGAACGGTTACAGCCGACGAGTACACGTCTTCGCCGTAACCTGATGTCCCCTCGAAGCGTTCAACCGTGATCGGATGAGTCCACCAGTCCGCCAGATAGTCCCGGCGTGGCATCATTCCGCCCTCGGAAACGACGAACCTAAACCACTGTTCTGCAATATCGCTAGGCCGCGGGAGCCGAGGCAGTCGAGGGATGCTTCCTGAGCTGCGACCTGCGAGGCCGTCTCGAACGACGTTGATGCGCCGTTGATCGACGATGACGCCAACACTGCTGGCTGCCCCGCCTTGCCTGCATTCGGGTTGATTCCCGCTTCATCCCATTCCGCGACCTGCGCGCATGTAGCATCCCGAAACGCGCTGACATCGAAGGCATCCGATGGGAACCCTGCCGGGGTCACCGGATACTCGTCGAAGCGGGTAGCTTTCCGAACCAGTTCCGAAGCGGCCCTGAGTAGCTGTTTCGCTTCGAACTCGTCAGGGACGGGGTTGATCCACTCGCCTAGTTCTTCCCAGCTCGCGTAGACGTGCAACATTGCTCCTCGTGGTGCAGCCTGCCCCCACCGTTCACACAGTCAGGTGGGGGCAGGCTGTGTCTTATTCGGCAGGCAGTGTTGGTTCTGTCTGCGCGGGCGCATCCGGTTTCGGCTTGCGTGGGGTGCGCGGCTTCGCAGGTTCCGGCTTGTCGCCTTCACTTCGCAGCCAGCGCGCCAGCTTGTCTAGGTGCGGGAGACGCTCGTCGGACTCGACCACCTGATTCGAGTTGACGTTCACGTACCGGAAGCTCACGCCTTGTCAGCGCCCTTGATGAGAACAGCGCGGTTCTTGTCGAGGGTTTTGACGCCGTAGAGGACGTCGAGGGATACGACATCCTTCTTGAACTTCTGGTCGTAGCCGATGACGACGCGGATGCCGAAGCCGTTGTAGGAGGCGATGTAGGCGTTGGATGCGCCCATCGGCAGTTCGAGCTGGCGGGTGACGAGTGCCACGGCGGTCTTGTGGAAGGCCACACCAACCTCGGTGGTGGGGTCGCCCGAAACCTGCGCGCCTGCCGCCTTGGGCTGCCCGATGTTCTGGGACATGTAGGCGTCGAAGCCGAACAGGTTCGAGCCGATGGAGCCCTGACGAAGTCCAGCGGTGGTGCCCGAAGCGTCGTTGCGCTTCAGCAGATCGGAGTTGAGCCACGACCCCTTCATGCGAGGTCCGACGATGGCCCGACGCTCCGTCTGGGGAACGTTGAACACATCGAGTTCAACGCCGGCCGCGATGAGCGCTTCGGCCTTGCTGTACTCGGACCCTACGCCCTGGCCGACCTCGTTGGTGATGTCGTTGCGGAACTTCAGCACGTCGCGATCGATGCGCTGGGCGATCGCCTCGACAGCCGGGTTGAGGAGCTGCGTGGAGAAGTCCTTGATGTGCAGCGACAGGTCACGTGTGGTGACCGCAAACGACTTGTCGACGTGCGTATCGAGCTTGACGGGGATGCCGCCCTCGGTCGCGTCGTCGATGTGGATGCCGACAGCGGGATCGAAGTTGTCGTCGTCCTCGATCTCGAAGACAGCGGGCTTGCGGATGGTGATCGTGTCACCAACAGCAGCCGCGAACTCGCTACCGTAGTCGCGGTGAACAAGCTGAGCCGCAACGCAGTTCTCGTAGAGAGTTGCCAGCGAGGCTTCAGCAATTACCTGAGGGGTGAGGAAAGTATTCGCCATGTGTGGTGGCCTGTTCTGCTAGTCGGACAGTCCGCGGTGTTCGCGGTACTGTTTGCGGAAGGCTTCGACCCCTGTCGGTGCCGCCTGGACCTTGCCGCCGTGTTCGATTCCCGAAGCGCCCGCGGCCACCGGGGCAGCTTTCAGCTTCGGGTTTGATGCGATTGCAGACTTAACTGCCGCATCCACCTGGGTTGCGTAGTCGTCTGCGGTGGAGTCGATTCCGGCGAGCTTCTCCCGGAGAGTCGCTGAATCGTTGAGTGCTACGAAGTCGCCTTCGTTGGTTTTGGCTGCCTCGCGGAGTGCGTCACGCGCCTGGTATTCGCGGAGCTTCTTCGCGGCTTCCGTTTCCCGCTGGCTGACTGCATCGCGTTCCTCGGTGAGCTTCGCGATGGTCTGTTCGGGGGTGAGTGTTTCGTCGTCCTTGATGAGCCCGAGTGCGCGCCCGAGTTTTTCGGCGAGTTCCTCTTGTGCTTTGGTGGCGGATTCGGTGGCTGCCCGCTGCGCTTTTTCGTTGCCCTTGACTCGTGCCGCAGCGGCTTCCTTGCGGAGCTTGCTGATCTCCTTGCGGAGGATGGCGGGGTCTTCGATGGTGCTGTCTTCGCGGGTTTCGCTTGTCTCGGTTTCCGTCTCGCCCGTGGTTGTGGTGTCGAGTTCGGTTGTTTCGCTGCCGGTTCCGGTGTCCTCGGTGGACGTTGCGGTTTCGGTTGCGGTTGTGTCGGACATGCGTAACCCTCCTGGGGTTTGCTAGGGGTTCCCGAGCGCCTGGCTTCGGGCATGAAAAAACCCGCCAACCGTGTGGTGTGGCGGGTGCGGTGGAGAAAGGTTTAGGTGTCGTCGCGGGCGGCTTCGATTCGGTCGGCCCGCTCCTGCTGCCTAACCGAGATCGTCATCATCTGCCGGTCGTCTTCGTCCTGCCGTTCATACAAGTGGACGGCAACGTCAGCGGACTTCACAGATCCGCCCTGGATAGCGAATATTCCAGGGCGGATCTCAGCTACGAGACGTGGCGGGCGTCGGTAACGGGTGACGTGCGTCGAGAGCGTCTGATACGGCTTAGCCATCATCCCTCTTCGTCTACCGTGTAGCGGATACCAGCATTGCGGAGCTGCTCAGCCAACGCTTCACTCGGGCCTTCACCCTTGAAGTGGATGAAGTCGATGTCACCCACGCGGACGCCGTTGTGGATTTGAGCTTCCACATGATTGTCCCCGTAGAAGCCTTGGCTGGTGAAGATAGACCCGCCACTGTCGGGTGCGGGCTTGCCGTTCAGGTAGTCCGCGTACTCGGCTGCCGTGTCGTATTCGGCTGCTTCCAGCGGGTTCGCCGTGTAGTCGCCTGGCTTCTTCGGATCACCGGGGAAGGTGTAGTTGACATCGTCGAGGGAGTCGCCCACTGCCACGGTGACGGCGGAGGCTTTCACCTTCGCTTGCAGTACGACCGCGATGTAGCCGTAGTCGTCAGCGCCCGAGTCCTTGCCGGATCGGTCACGCATGTAACCGTAGATAGGCGGTTCTTCGTGGTCGCCGAACCATGCGTTCTCTTTGAGAGCGCGCTGTTCGGGGAGGTATCCTCCGCCGCCTGTTTCCGTGATGTTCGGATCGCGCTGCGAACGGAACTGTCCGTCTGCGAGGATCTTGGACAGTACGGATTCAGAGGGCACGTTGACTGCGACGTCTTTGTCTTCCATGAACATGCGTAGCGCTTCGTGTGAGCGTTCGATGAGTGCTGCTCTGGCTGCGGCTGTGGGTGCGACGGACTGAAGGTTGGCTTCGAGGCGGGCGACTTGCGCGGCCCTATCCTTAGCGATCTCGTCTGCGCTGGTCGCGTCGATGAGACGCTCGATCTCAAGTGTTCGACTGCTCCGAATGAAGTTGTCATTCTTGAGGGCTTCGTCGCGCTGCATGTACAGGCGGGCGAGGTCATCGACGCTGGACATGTCGCGGGGTACCGTCTGGCGTGCGCGGGCGGCTGCCGCTTCTCGCGCTGCCGCGGCCAACTGCTGCTGCCGTAGAGCTTCCTCCACAGCGGCCTGCATCTCAGCGGCCTTAGCAGCCTTCTCCGCGGCCTCACGTGCCGCAACCACGGCAGGATCAACCACAGGCTTCGGCGTCGGTGGCGTGACTTTCGGGCGCTCCACATTCAACGGACCGAGATTGCCTGGATCCACAGCGTTGGCATCGCCAACCTGCAACCGTTCCCGATCCAGTCGACGCTGCAACCCCTTCGCCTCAGCGAACGCTTTCGTTGCCGCCTGCGCAGACTTGACCTTCGCCAACGCACGCTTACGGTCAGCCGGATCCATTATGGTTGCCGCATCCCGTTTCGCGGCCCGCACAGTACGTTCCAGAGCGCGAAGCTTCTGGGTGTTGCGGTAGCCTTCAGGATCAGCCGGGGTTAACTGTGGCTGCTTCGACGGTTTGACACCGGGAAAGTAGGCGGCAGAAACATGCCGGCAGTTCGGGTGATGCAGGCCACGTGAAATAGCTTCACGAATGGTGGCGAAAATCTTCACTTCGACATCGCTGCCGTCGATCTCGGATTCCTTCACCACTGTCCCGGTCTCGTTGTCGAGCGACAGGATCTTGCCCTCGTATGGGGCGCATTGGGGGGCAGGGTTGGAGTGGGCTGAGATGCGTACCAGGGTGATGCCTTGTGACCGTAGTCGCGCTTCATGTCCGGCAGCGAATGCTCGCATCACTGAGGAGCGGGTCGCCATCTCCACATAGGTGGCGGCATTCCAACGTCGGCCAGCTTTGTCCACGAACCCGGTGATGCCTTGTTTGGCGAGCCGGTTCAATGCTTGCTGTGCCGCTTGTTCGCGTGTCACCGAGCCTGTCAGTACACGCCCGGTCACTTCTGCGATGACACGCCTGTAGGCGTCATCTGTGGACCGCAGAATCAACTGGTGTGTGCCCCGTGTTTTCGCCAGTGTTTCGGTGACGAGGGCTTGGGTGGCGTGGCGGTCGATGACACCCGCTGCGGATGTGGTGATGCCTGCGGCCAGGAGGTCTGCTGATGCTGCTCTTGTGCCGCGGTTGGCTGCGGTCCCGATGGCGAGCCCGAGTTCCTTCTGTTCCGCTGACGCGAGAGCGTTGACAACGTCCATCGACTCGTATTTGAGTTTCTGGACTTCCGCTAACTGGGTTTCCGCCCAGTTGTTGGTTTTGCCTGCTGCCACTGCTGCGGTGACTTTGGAGAGGAGGACTGCCTCACTGTCCGAGTACAGGTCGACGAGCCCGGTTGCGAGCCCTTCTACCTGTCCCGGATCCAGCATCGGCTATTCGTCCTGTTCGTCGTTTTTCGCGAAGGGGTTTTCGGGTTCTTCCGTTGTGTTGGAGACATTCGTTTCCGTGTTGGCGTCATCTGGCGCGCCGTCTCCACCCACCCCGTATTCGGATGGGTCCACCAGTACCGGCCCCGCATCTTCTTCGAGGATCCGATTGGATTCGGCCCGGACCCGCTCCGAGTCCCAGTCAGGGTTGACCAACGCGACGATTGTTTCCGTTGATGCAGCTTTGGCTTCCCGGAGTGTTTTCGCGGTGAGCGCCCGGTTGTAGGCGCTGTCTCGCATTGGAGGCCATTCGATTTCGATGTCCTCGTCCACGGTGGCGCGTGTTCCGGGGAATACGTGTCCGTCGACTTCAAGGAGTGTCCGCGCTAGCCGTGTCAGGCAGGTTCCCCACAAGCGGTGTTTCGCTGTGCGGGTGGTGCTGGATGCGGCTGTGCGGGCTGTGATCTCAGTTGCGGTTGCTGCGCCGCCTTCTTCGGAGATGCCGAAGGTGAGTGGCGAGTACCCTGATCGTCGGATGATCTCCAGAACGAGTGCTTGCGCGATACGGAGGTGTTCTTCGACGCGGATAGCAAACTGTTTCACTTCAAAGAAGGCTGCCGCGGCACCGTCTTTTCCTGCGGCGTTGCCGACGATGGAGAACAGTTCACGATCATTGTCGAACGCGGCACCCTCGCCCGCACGCCCAACCTTCGTCATGTTCTCTGACATGAAGGCGCGTGCACGCCCGAGACGCAGATCCCGCATCAGCGATGACCAGGTTTCGTCTACCTGGTCGAGGAGGGGGATGATGTCGTCGGAGATGTCGGGGCGTCCGAGTGGGCGGAGTTGTGGCTCTGTCCGCCAGATCGGGTTAGGGAGCTGGTTGGGAATGTAGCCTGCGGCGATGTCTTCGGATCCGGTTTCGATGAATCCGTAGGCGTTGACCTTGATGCCCGCGGTGGCAGGGTGGTCTTCGAGCGGCACGAGTTGCCCGAGGTTTTCGTCCGAACCCTGGTAGAGGGCGTGGAAGATTTTGCCGGGTTCGTAGCGTTCGAGATGCCGCCACACCAGTTTGTCGGGTGCGTCGAGTTCAGACCAGAATGTGACCGCTGACAGTCGGCCCCATTTGAATTCAGGGATGGCGCGGTCGGGGTCTTCGAAGTGGATCCACGCGTTTTTGGTGAGGGTTTGATCCCACACGATGCGCGGCCACACACCACCCAAGGCTGCGCATGTTTCTGCTGCGACGAGCATCGCGGAATGCATCTGCGGGGTGTTGAGGATGAAGTCGACGCGTTCTTGTGCAACGAGTTTCGCTGGGTCGTGAACGGTTTTGCCGTCCTCGTCGTCATCGAGTTCCGCGTCTACGTCTGCGATCTTGAACTTGGGGCCGTCAGCGAACAGGAGGTTCGCGGAGGTTTGCACCAGGTCCGCGGCGATCGGCAGATGCAGCCGGGTCGTCACCTGCTTTTCAGTGGGGCGTTTCCCCCAGAACACGGACAGCCCGAACATGCCGGCGTCGAAGCCGAAGCTTCGGCGTTGCCCGCCCTGACTGTAGTAGGAAGCGAGTTTGTCTGCGTGCCCTTCCCACCACACCTGTTTTTCGGCGATGTCTGCGATTAGGTCGTCGAAGGGCGCGGGGGGCCATGTCGCATTGGAGTCGGGTAAGGGCACTCTCGGACTCCTATGTGTCGTCTATAGCGGGTCCGTCGAGGTAGGACTGCCACGTGTAGCGGGTGGATGCGATGGAATAGCGTGCAGCGTCGAGGAAGTCATCATCGATTTTGATGGGCTTGTCTTCGCCTTTTTCTGCAGCTTTGGGATCCCAGACGTAGTCGGGGATTTCGGCGACCAACTTGGGGCAGAGGCTCGAAAAGTAGAGGTGCCCGGAGAGGAGGAGGGATCCGATGGTGCGGATTCCTTCTTTCACTTTGTTGGAGGCGTTGTAGATGGTGTGGTTTCGCTCGGTGAGTTCGAGTTTGATGGAGAGCGCGGAGGGGTCGACGAAGATTCCTTCGACTTGCTGCCCGAATCGGGTTTGGTGTTGGTCGAGGAATTTGTCTAGGCCGTCCGCGATTTGGCGGTCTGTGGAGCCTGTGGGGGGCGCGTATTCTGCAATTGCGTACAGTTTGTTGTCTGCGCCGATGCCGAGGAGGATTCCTGCGGTGGGGTGGTTGGCTCCGATGTCTAGCCCGAATGCGATGAGGCGTTGCATGGTGGGGAGTTGTTCGTAGTCGATGACGTGTTTGTCTTCGTCGAACATGCTGTAGATGACGCCGTCTGCGAGTGCCCATTCTCCGAGGATCATGCGGAGGTAGAACAGTCCGGTGTAGGAGGCTTTGCGTCGTGCTACGTATTCGGGGTCTAGGTTTTTGTTGTCGTCGAGGAGGAATGAGAAGCGGTGGAGGTCGATGGGCCGCGTGGGGTCTTCGACGTCTTTGTTTGCGTATTCGTCTCGGCGGTCGATGAGTGTGCCGTCGTGGCGGATCCATAGTTTCGCCCGGTCGAGCCACTTCTTTTTGAACCAGTGGCGGGGGCCTTCAGGGTTGCATGTGCACCACATGCGCGCACCCTTCACGGACAGGCGTGAGACGAGCATGTCGAAGAAGGATTCAGGGAGTGTCGCTACCTCGTCGGCGTAAGCTGCGGCGAGGGTGAGTCCCTGAATCTTGGTGCGGGCTTGTTCGTTGTTTGCGCCGACGATGAGCACTTCACGGCCGAAGATGTCGACGGTACCGGAACCGTATTTGATGACAACGTTGTTGGCGCCGAACATTTCCTGCATCGGTATGATGAGGTTGTTGATGACGGTGCGTTGTGTGCGTCCGGCGATGCAGAACAAGCCTTCGGGGCCGTGGATGCAGAATTGGGCGAAGTCGTAGAGTGTGCCTACGGTTTTGCCTGAACGCACGGAGCCGTCGAAGGCGTTGATTTCGGCGGTGGATAGCCGGTAGGCGTCTCGCGCTTTGCCTTCGAGTGGTTGGACGCGGAGGCCGTTACTCATCTTTGGCACCGCCCACGATGAAGTCGATGTACTTGTCGGCTTCAGCCTTCGACGCACCCTGTGTCTTGTCTTTAGGGAACAGAGCGAGGAGACGGGCCTCGTATTCCATGAGTTTGAGGATCGAGTCGGCGGCTTTGTTGTCCCCGCGTGCAGCCTTCGCAGACAGGCCGGTAATGAGGCCCATGATGCGGTCCCGGTGTTCGTCCACAATGTCTTGGGCGATCGGGTTGGTGATCTCTTGGATGGCTTGCTTGTAGTCTTTGTGCGCCAACGTCTGTGAGATGCCGAGCTTTTCTGCGATCTGGTAGTAGTGCAAGCCTGCGCGCCGCAGTTTCAGGACTTTCGCCATGCGGTCTGCGCGGTCTGGGGTGACACCTTTTTTGGGGGTGAATGCCATGCGGCACCTCGTTCAGGGTGTCCGGTCGCGCCTGGCGTCCCGGAGTGGCCCCTTTTACGGGGTTTACGCGTATTCGTCGATCAGTTGTGCAGCGAGTTTCGTGTAGGTGACGTTCATGCCTGGGACACGCTTGGTGTTGTAGCTGGTGTGGTATCCGGTGCGGTAGCGGTCGATTGCTGCACGCGCCTCTGCGTAGTCGCTACCCTGGGGTGCGACTGGCTGCCATTGGTGGAGGCGTAGTCGTGTGAGGAGGTTGGTTCCCCATGCGTGCGGGTCTGCGAGGGACATCGAGGATGTCTGGTCCGCGAGTGTCCGTAGCGGCGAGTTCTTCGGGGTGCAGCAGATCGGATCCAACTCGTCGAAGATCCACCGTGCAGTGACACCGTTGATGCGCCGTGATCCTGCGATACCGTGACCCGCCGACGTGAACCCGTCGGGTTGGAAGGGGTCGGAGATGAGGATGACGGCTGCGACTTTGCGGCGTTGCGCTGGGGTGAGTTGTGCTGCGGTGTGGCCTGCGACGGCTGCGCCGGCACTGAAGCCGATGAGGATGACGGGGTCTTGGGCTTCGTCGATGCGCTGGTTGGCGTACCGGATGCCTGTTGTGAGGCTGTTGTCGAACGATCGCCCCAACAAGGTTGGGACGATGCCGTATTCGGCGGGGTAGTGGTTTTCGACGATGCGCCAGCGTGTGCGTGTTTGGTCGGTGGTGACGCTGCACATGTTGCGGGTCTGGTTTTCGCCGATGCCACGGTTTCGGATGATGGTGGTCAACGAGAACCTTCCAGAAGTTGGGTTCGGTCCCCTTGCAATCGCTTCGTCCGCCGTCGTGGTGTGGGGTGCGGGAGCGTGCAAGGGGACCGAAGTTGGTGTATCCGACGCCTGCCGCGGCTACAGCGATCGGACCGCCCCGCTGCACCTTTACGTGGCACGGGATCGTTTGCATACCTGGCAGGAGTCGAACCTGCGGGCGTCGGTTTTGGAGACCGGGCCGCTACCACTAGCTCAGGCATAGGTTGGTGGCGGGTTTACGAGACCCAGACCGGGACGGGAACACGTTCGTCTATGTGTCTGCCCGGTGCCATGACGTTTGCAGCTACGCAACAGTTTCCAGCAGCTACGCTTTCACCCTGGCCAAGGGTGTCCTGTCCGTCATGCACATTGCGCGCCGTGTCCGTACGCGCACACTCTGTCACCACCAGCATCAGCCGCTAAACCGATGCTTTGCTACCCCGGCAGGAATCGAACCTGCAACCGTCTCCGTAACAAGGAGATGCACTGCCAATTGTGCTACGGGGCAAAGACCGACACCATAAGGATGCCGGTGGGTATTTTAAAGCTCGTACCGCGATTCCTAGGACACGGCACGGCGTTTACTGCCTTGGGGATTTGGCTACGCGGTGAAGCGTGCCAGTGATCGCGCCAAGGTCAAACTCTAGACGGCCAGTTCCATGTGCGCGGGGAGGGCTCTTCGTCAAACGGGACTGCGTATTCCCGATAGTCGCCACCCAGGCCGTGTACCAACAGGTCGATTGTGGTGTCATCGGGAAGTTCTGGAACAAGGTCCGCTGGCCTGCCCTTACCTGACAGGGTGCCATCAGGCGACGGACCCCAACGTTCGATGACGTCAAGGTTGGTGGAGTCGCGTGTGCGCAACACGATTGCGGGTGAGGTGATTCCGTCGCCGTTGCGGGATGCGTAGATGACGATGCGTCCTGGTGTGGGAGGTACTGTCACTGGGGCACTTCCTTGGATACTCACGTCGGCCCGCCGAGAATCGAACTCGGGTCTCCCCTGCGCGGGGGCGCTCTTGCCATTTAAGCGACGGGTCGTTGCCCCCGGTATTACACTGCCGGGAGTCAGTGTCGAGTTTGATACCCCAGCTCCGATGACTGGAACACCCCGCGTAGCCATATGGTCTCCGGGTGCATCTCGCACGTCCTGCGAGCCGTTGAACGCCCCACCTGCAACCCGCGAATCACGGAGAACCACCCTGCAACATGACGCTAGGGAGGTGGGGCGGCTGAAAACGGAAGGCGTATTCATTCCGTTCAAAGCCTATAGATCAACCCTATCAACACAGCGGACACGCTACGCCATGTGCGGACCTTGCGGCATGACCTGGCATTTCAATCAATCGAGGTCATCCAACTCTGCTTTGAGCCGATCCGCCTGCGACTGTGCAGCTCTCGCCGACGCGGCACATACACGTGCAAGATCGCCGTTCTCCTCCGCAGCCCAATTACATGCGCGTTCCGTGTACCTAAGCACGAGCTTCTCGTACTTGTAGATCAGTCGGCGTAGTTGTCGCTCACTCATGCTGCTGCCTTTCGTGAGCGTGCGTAGGCGAGACTGTTTTCGGCGCGTTTGATCTGTTCACGCCACACCGCTCGCAACAAGTGATCGTCATACTCGACACCCATCGGGCCGATGCGGGCGATCCTCGGATTCGATGCACGCCAACGACGCAACGTGCGTTTATCCCTACCCACCAGAGCAATAGCTTCCGTCTCGGATAGCCATGTACGTGGATCGGCTACGGGCCAACGCTTCTCATGCAAGGCGCGGATCGGCTGCCACCGTTCCAGAATGTTGTCGCAATCCCACTCCGGGATATCCTGCTGTGCGAGATACTGGATGCGCTGTCCGACAGTGCCGCGGAAGTAACTCTGCAATCCGTTGAGCATCCACGTCTTGTGAAACCCGTACGCGTTGGACCAGTAGAGGACTTGCTTCTCTTCAGCTACCAACGCGTCGATGGGGTCTATCGCGAGCGGGGGACGAGACGACGGCTTCGCATGACTACTGCCATCCTCTGCCCCCCGCTGATGGGTTGGCGCAATCCACTGCCGTATCTCCAACAACTGCATCGGCGTGTTGCAGATGAGTTGGTGGATGCGGTGTTGGTTGGGGGTGCGGTCAACGCTCATGGGTTTAATTATGGGAGTCCAGTTGCACGCCTTGACGTTAAGCGGCGCGCACCTTTTCGCGATAGTACCAACCATCCCAGCCCTCGGGGACATCCGGGAACGCTCGGAGATAGGCGTCCAACTGTTCGTTCATTGCGTCCGTCTCGCTGACCGTCAAGAGATGGTCAGGACTGCACAACAGTCTCTCGCCGTCCCAGATCCACTTCCACAGTCCGCCATAGCGAGTGTCTGCCACTGCGAGCATGTCGGCGTAGGAACGTTCAACCCCGTCCATCTTTGTAAGGTGATAGGTGCCGAGCGTGGCAATGGTCTTGCCGTCTTTACGTCCAGCCCATAGCGCATCCACTTATGGTCTCCGGGTGCATCTCGCACGTCCTGCGAGCCGTTGAACGCCCCACCTGCAACCCGCGAATCACGGAGAACCACCCTGCAACATGACGCTAGGGAGGTGGGGCGGCTGAAAACGGAAGGCGTATTCATTCCGTTCAAAGCCTATAGATCAACCCTATCAACACAGCGGACACGCTACGCCATGTGCGGACCTTGCGGCATGACCTGGCATTTCAATCAATCGAGGTCATCCAACTCTGCTTTGAGCCGATCCGCCTGCGACTGTGCAGCTCTCGCCGACGCGGCACATACACGTGCAAGATCGCCGTTCTCCTCCGCAGCCCAATTACATGCGCGTTCCGTGTACCTAAGCACGAGCTTCTCGTACTTGTAGATCAGTCGGCGTAGTTGTCGCTCACTCATGCTGCTGCCTTTCGTGAGCGTGCGTAGGCGAGACTGTTTTCGGCGCGTTTGATCTGTTCACGCCACACCGCTCGCAACAAGTGATCGTCATACTCGACACCCATCGGGCCGATGCGGGCGATCCTCGGATTCGATGCACGCCAACGACGCAACGTGCGTTTATCCCTACCCACCAGAGCAATAGCTTCCGTCTCGGATAGCCATGTACGTGGATCGGCTACGGGCCAACGCTTCTCATGCAAGGCGCGGATCGGCTGCCACCGTTCCAGAATGTTGTCGCAATCCCACTCCGGGATATCCTGCTGTGCGAGATACTGGATGCGCTGTCCGACAGTGCCGCGGAAGTAACTCTGCAATCCGTTGAGCATCCACGTCTTGTGAAACCCGTACGCGTTGGACCAGTAGAGGACTTGCTTCTCTTCAGCTACCAACGCGTCGATGGGGTCTATCGCGAGCGGGGGACGAGACGACGGCTTCGCATGACTACTGCCATCCTCTGCCCCCCGCTGATGGGTTGGCGCAATCCACTGCCGTATCTCCAACAACTGCATCGGCGTGTTGCAGATGAGTTGGTGGATGCGGTGTTGGTTGGGGGTGCGGTCAACGCTCATGGGTTTAATTATGGGAGTCCAGTTGCACGCCTTGACGTTAAGCGGCGCGCACCTTTTCGCGATAGTACCAACCATCCCAGCCCTCGGGGACATCCGGGAACGCTCGGAGATAGGCGTCCAACTGTTCGTTCATTGCGTCCGTCTCGCTGACCGTCAAGAGATGGTCAGGACTGCACAACAGTCTCTCGCCGTCCCAGATCCACTTCCACAGTCCGCCATAGCGAGTGTCTGCCACTGCGAGCATGTCGGCGTAGGAACGTTCAACCCCGTCCATCTTTGTAAGGTGATAGGTGCCGAGCGTGGCAATGGTCTTGCCGTCTTTACGTCCAGCCCATAGCGCATCCACTGTGAACCCTGATCCACTAGTGCCGTTTGTGCGTGTTTCGGGACGGAAGGCGTAGGGCTTCTGGGAGGGCGTGAACTTGTCGACTTTCGCTAGGCTCATGCGTCGGTGATCTTTCCCGTGTAATTGAGTGGCTTCACCTGCAACCCTTCAGCCTCAAACCGTGCCAACAACTTCGACTGCGCCTTCTCCGTCGCGCATTCGATCAGCACCCCGCACACTGTCGGTGTCACATCCGACTCCGGTTCATCCTCACCGTCATCATCGGGGTTCAAACCGTCCAAGAGCTTCTCTAGCTCGTCGTCATCGAAGCCTGTCGCTGCAAGATCAGGCAGTGATTCGAGGAGGTCAACCAATGCTTGGTTGTCGTAGTCGGCTTCGTCGCTGGACTTGTTATCCATGAGGTTGACGCGGATCGCATCCTCGTCGCTGTAGTCGACAAGGTCTATGCGAATCTCCGTCCACCCCAGCCGCTTCGCAGCTTCCAGTGTGTGATTGCCTGCCAGCACAACCATGCCACGCCTGTTGACCGTGATGGGCTTGTACTGGCCGAGACGATCCAACGATTCCATGATGGTGTCGACGTCACCACGTCTGGCATTGCCAGGGTATGGGGTGAGGTCGTTGATGGGGTGGAGCATTAGGCATCATCCTTCGGGGTGAGCGTGTCGAGTTCTTGGCGGATCAGACCGGCGAAGGTTTCGGCTTCAATGTAGGCGGGAAGGTATGCCTCCGAATCCTTGTGACCTGAGAGTAGGTCGACTCGCAGGTCTGCGAACGCTTCGAGTCGGTTGAGTGCCGCGAGGGCTGCCGCGCCCTGCACCTGCTCCACCACAACACCACCCAAACCTTGCACCTTCTTCTCCTCCCGCACCCACTTCTGTTCCCCGACCGCTGTACCCCATTTGTCGAGGGCTTCCTTGTAGGTGTAGCCCATGCCCCAGGGTTCGTCGGGGTTGAGTTGTTTGGCGTCGATAGCTTCCTGCACCGTCATGCTCACGACGTCACCTGCTTGCTAGGGCGGTTGTCGAACTCGGGGTGCGTATGCATGTACTCCAACATGGCGAACGCATGCCACGCCACCGAGGCGAGGTGGGGAGCGCCCGTCTCCTCGTCGTGGTCCTCGCCCGACCAGAACTGCCACAAATGACGGTTCAAGGCAGCGAACGAGAGAGACCAGTCGTAACCGCCTTCCCAGTTCCGTTCCGCATACTTCTCTGCACCCTTGCCGTACAGCTCTGCGAGATCCTTCAGGGGTCCAGCGGGCACCAAATCGTACCGGGCTAGCTTGCTGCCCTTCTGTGCACCCGTTGAGGATGTGACTCGGGTTTCGGTCGTCACGACGCATTCTCCTTCGCATGGAATTGGTTGACGAACTCGGCAAACTCTGCGATCGACGAAACTCGTCGGCGTCTGAGATCGAGGTGCTGGCCGTCGCCGAAGTGATCCACAGAAACCAAGTTTTCGTCGCGGTTCCAAGGGCGGTCGTACAGTACGGGAACGCAACCTGACTGTTCGAGTTCGTCGTAGTTGCTTAGCTTGTCGTCGATCATGAGTTCAGTGCGGACAACAGTTTTGTCGCGGCTAAACGTGAGTGTGTCGTAGGGGAAGTTGGCTTCTGCGAGCCATCGGGCCGTAGCTTCGTGACTGATGCCAGGATGGCGGCCGAAGGATCGGTCGGTGATGACATGCAGGGTATGCCCCTGCTTCTGTAGGCGACGTAGATGGGTTAGGTCTTCGGCGTTCGGCTGGTTGTGATTCCAGAGCGTTCGAGCGTTGGCTGCGTCGTGGCAGTGGCCTACGAACTGCTGGTCTGTGATGCCCCATTCCCTATAGAAGTACCAGGTGTTCTGCGGGCTGAAGGACGCGTCGTCCCATCCTTCAGCGGACAGGTGGCTTCTGAAGGCTGCACCGAAGTCGTAGAACACTCCGTCTAGGTCGATCCCGATGCGGCTCAATGCTTGTGCCTCCTGTTGAACATGTCGATGACCGGGGCGAATCGACGCTCTTCCGGCAGGTACGGGTTCGGGTAGTTCAGGATCTTGTTGACCTTCGCCATATGCGAGGCGTACTTCGGGTCCACTCCGTAGCGGTCGTCGCGCAAATCCACATCCAAGTCCACCATCTCCGCGCGATCCACCACACACTCCGGTAGCTCGTTCGCGTATTCGCGGATGAGGAAGGACGCCCATGCCATGCCCTTTGCGAACTCCGAACTGTGCGCGGAGGTAGCTTCGGCGTCGATGATGCCTGCGGCCTGCTGTAGTGCTTCAGCGGTGTTCATCGGACCTCCAGGGGTGTGCCGATGCGGATGGTTCCAGCGAACGGGACGGGGATGTGGAGCGTCCAGTAACCGCCGTTGGTGAGTAGTCGCCATTTGAGGGTGCGGGGGTAGGCGATGTCACGCCACCTGTTCAACCAGGACGGGCGAGGTCTGTACGTCATCACTGTAGCCATCCCAACTCGTTAAGTCCGTAGGTGAATGCTCCTGCGCCAGCGATGATGACTGCACTGAGTGCGATGGATCCGCCTACAACGAACAGCGCTTCTCTTGCGCCCATTTCGTGGATGGCGAGGGCGAGTCCGCCAATGAGGAGAAGCGCCAGTATTGCTGCGCCGATGATGAGGTAGATCATTCGGGGTGGCTCCTGAGTGTGTCGTGGACAGTGATCTCCAACCAGATCGCCGGCACACCTTTGCGGTGGATGACGGGTTCTGGTCGGGACATTCGCGTGTAGTCGTCGTCTTCAACCAAACCCGCATCAACTAGGCCATCGGCTATCGGCTTGAGGATGGCGAACAGGTTGTCGCTGTCGCGTCGGGCGTTCGTGCGTGGCCGGTAGTGAAGTTCGACTGCGACGTGTGTGCAGTTGCGGGGCAGGTTGGCGTGCAGTGCTTTCGCCATAGTTGTTTGCCGTAGCTCTGCGATTTTGGAGGCTTTCGCCATTGCTGCGCCTCGGGTCGCGCCACGATCATTGAGGGATAGGATCGGGCGCGTCCAGGGTAGTTCGAGGATGATGGGCGCGGTCATTGGAAGTATCTCCAGAGTGCGCGGGCTGCGTGGACTACAGCGTCGATGAACAGGAATGCGCCGATGGCGAGGGCGGCGAGGATGGCGAGTCCTGCGAGGGCGTCGAACACCACATCCCCCGTCATCCCTTGCGCTCGAATCCGCAACGCAGGCAATAGTCCTGGACGTACTTAAGGTCCATGGAGGTGAACTTGTGGCTACCGAACACGCGGCAGCGCCAGGGGATGTGCGGTTTGTCGCTCATCGATAGGGTGACGACGATGGCGGTGAGCGTGAGGCAGGCAATGAAGGCGATGAGCACTGCCGTGGATGTTCCGCTCATGGTTCGACCTCGATGTCTTCGTTCGGATTCAACACCAGCCGCAAATGTGGCCGGTATTTGTTGCGGATCATCACACTGGACGCGTTGGCGTGGACGGCTGTGATGTGGTGAAGTTTCTTGTCGCGGACGAGTGTCATGCCGACCTGTTGCGGCCCTAGCTCGGATGCCTTCACGCTGCACGTACTCCGTCCACGTCTTCATCCCAATCCCGAATCCCCTTCAAAACTTCACTGTCGGAGATAGTGGGGGTGTTGAACTTGACGGAGTCGGTTTCATGCGTGAGTGCCGCGTTCAGTTCGTCAACGAGCGTGGTTGGCTCCATCTCCAGGAACTCCGCAATCCTGGGGCCTTTCCAGCCGTTGCGTTGCATACGCAGGACTGCTGCGGGTTCGATGGCGACGATTGCACCGTCTGTGTCGCAGGTGGTGGCGAAGCGTTGCGGCTTCACGTCTTTCGGGCCGTAGTCATCGGTCGGCACAGTCACTTCGAGGTCTCCTCTTCGCCGCAGTCGATGCAAAGTCGACCGTCGTAGTTTGGGTCAATGTGTGCGTAGTAGTGCGAGCCGCCCTCCGCGCCAGGGCATCCACTTCCGCCACTGAAGGTGCAGGCAATCACTTGAACAGTCATGCTGCTGTGGCCTCCAAATCGAAAAGTGGAACATCATCAACACACGCACGCGCCTGCATCTCCGCCTCCGTAGCCCGCGCTACAGGTATCCGCCCGGATGCAATCACATTCAACGTGTCACGGGTTTTTCGGTCACCACGGCAGATAATCCCCGCTGCGACAACACCATCCGCTACCCATGATCCTTCCGCATCGAACCCTTGCCCTGACGTTAACGCTGCCCGAGCGCATTCGCGTTTGAAGGGGCAGGTGGTGCAGGTTGCGAGGGCTTGATGCGTTTGGATGGAGAGTTCCCAGGTGTCGGGTGGGTTGAAAGCGTCGGGTTGGTGGAAGCCGGGTTGTCCTTTGCAGGGGGCTTTAGTTCGCCAGTGGTTATCGGTCGCGGCAACACCAAACAGTTCGTCCGTCATGCCGCAATCTTTCTTGCCGAATCAGTAAACTCCCATTCGACGTAGTCCTCACAAAATGCGGCCGTTATCGGTCCAGACATTCCGATCTCAGCCTCGCCTTTGTGGTCGTCGATGCAGTCGAGGTTCGGGCAGACGCAGTCGTTGTCAAACCATGCCTGCATCCAGCATTCGTCATGCGGTGCAGGTGGATGCCCATACTCGGACTCGTGGTCCGCGTCCCAGCTCTCACATTCGCAGTCTGGGTAGCGGTGGCAATCGGCGTTACGGTCGCAGTGGCACGTGAACTCGAGACCGTCCTCGGTGATGCGCACGGTGTGTCCCGCGATGATGTCTACGGGTCGGGGTTCTGTCTGGGTCATGGCAGTGACACCTTCCGGGAATTACATGCGTGTAAGTACCTGCCCAGTATTGCGCACTGTGCACACTCAGCGCAACCCCTCAATCATCATCGATGTCACCGCAGTCACACAAGCGTTGCCGCCACTTATGCAACCCCGCCTCTAGCAGGCCATCGGTGACGTAGTCGGGTTGTTCTACACGCCCGATGACGTCAACAGCGGACGTGTCGCGTTGATCCAGCCTGCGTGAGCCGATGATGGTGACGTAATCCACCGGTGTCCAACCGTGATCGCCGTTGACGGTGTCGATGGTGTTGGCGAGGTGGTGGAGGGCTTTATCGTAGGCAGCCCACGCCTCATCCAAATCACTCACGGCCCCACCTTTCATCCGGGTAGTCGAGGGGTCTCCGAAACCCGAAGTCGAACTGCCCGTTCACGTTGTCGGTGTTGGCGAGGATGGCAGCCTTCGACGGCTCTTCGACTGCTGTGGTGTCGCGAAAGAATTGGGTGTGCCATACGTAGCCGAATGCTTCGATGGTGGCCTTACCGAAACTGACATGAATGTCCACTGCTAGCGCTTCCCCTTTATTTGTCTGTCAACGAAACTCATCGCGTGGGCGTGGGTACCGAATCTCCACTCGCGCCGTACAGGTGACGGGTCGTTCGGTTGCGACACCCACCAGTTGCGCCACCCATGCTGGCCGACCGGATAGTCCGAATAGATGCGCCAACGCTTCTCAAACTTGCGCTGTGCAATCCACTGACGGATACCCTTGCGGATCGCCAGAGTGTTGACGAAACCGTATGCGCACGCGGACATGATGAACCCGTACTGCACGGTTGCGAGAGCATAGGCGATCCACGCGAACTGCACTGCAAGCCCGACTGCGTAGCCTGCCCATCGTGTGCGGCCTTCGCGGGTGGTGAGGTATAGCCCGGTGACGCCTACGCCTGCGAGGATGAATGACCACCACATCAGAGCACGCTCAGATCTGACCAGCCCCGCGCCGTATGAGTACCAATCAACATGCCCATCAAACCGGGCGGAGACCACACACCGAACTGCTCCAACATGTACTCGGAGGATCGTTCCGCCTCCAACGCGGGGCAGCCGAAAAGGGTGCGGCCTTCGAACTCGTTGGAGTACATGTGGTGGTAGTGCGCCATGATCCACAGTGGTACGTCGCCGTACTGTTGCGTGTTGCCGAGGATTTGGCGTTCGATGGCGGATTTGGTGCGGATCTCCGTGGACCCGCCCTTGCCTTTCTCCACGTAGCCGTGTGAAAAGTAGGTGTCTTGACCGGAGAGGTTGACGACGACGCCGGGTGCACCTTCGCCGATGGTCCAGTCGATATGCGGTCCACCGAATGCCTCAGCCTCATCGAACAGTTTCTTCACTTGGCGAGCAACGTGCGTGGAAGCATTGTCGTTGCGTGTGGTGACTGGATCCTTGGAACCGTTGCGTGTCCACTCTCCATGATTGGACACCACAGACGCAGCCGATAGGGGCAAGTTCAGTTTCGCGTACTCGCGCAGCGTCCACACGCGCATGTCGTAGTCGAGTTCCAGCTGCTGCGAGAGGTTCAACTCCACAGTGTGGGGCTGGTTGGCGTAGTTGTTGCACACGCCTTCCGTCTCATCGCCCATGAACGTTGTGTGGATGCCAGCGGGCGCAAGCCCTACCGAGATGAGTTTCTCGATGGCTGCGACGTGACCGGTGACGCCGCGTTTCCAGTTTTCGACGGCTTCTTCGGTGCCTTTTTTGCCGAGTTGCGGGTCTGCGGGGAAGTTGGCGTAGGTAGCGTTGATGCCGCGACCGACCGTTGCAGGCTTCGGTTCCTTGCGTGGGCGGGTGAGCGCGGACCTCCACTGCTTCACCGTCTCCGGGTCGATCTCCTCCCCAGTCTTACGCCTGAAACGTGCACTGTAGGCGTACAACTGGATGGAGTCCCGGCTACCGTCTTTGCTACGGGCGGATTGCTGCCAGGTGGACATGCGCACCGTGTCATCGACTACCTCGAACAGTGAACCGTCCAGGTTGAACAGGTCGAAGACGGCGGTCCAGTCCCGGTTGGCGATCGGCGCATTCACTACAACGTTGTTGATGGTTGCGCCGGCACTGGATACTTCGATGGACCCTTTTTGTGCGGGTTCGGTTTCGGGTTTTACGTGGTCTGCGAGGCTCAAGGGTGTTCCAGTTCTTTGAGGTGCCTGCGGAAGGTGGTTTCGGAGGCGGGGAGGCCGAGGGCGCGGCAGGCTTGCCACAGGTGTGATGTGGGGTAGTTGCGGTCGATGAGCGACCAGAAGGTGTCGCGGTCTTCGGTGTTGAGGGTGTTGAGCCATTGGGTGGTGCTGGTGGGGGCAGCCTTGGTGGACTGCCCCGCAACCAGCTCAGCGAGACTCATCGTTTCCCCGCGACCGCTGCAACGGCCAGGATGATGACGCCGAGGATGAACAGTCCTGTGGATGCGATGAGTGGCGTGAACACCCACCACCAAGACAGGTCAGCGAGGTTCGTCAACTTCAGGGCGAGGAGGAGCAGGAAGAGTGCGCCGAAGAATCCGATGCCTCTGCGTGCGGGCGTTGGGGTTGGGTTGCTCATGCGCGACCCGACTTCTGCGCGAAGATTCCGTTGAGCGTGAACGCCGGATTGGGGTCCGTGTAGTAGGCGCGCACCTTTTCGGCGTCAGCCTTCGCCTTCGCTGCGAGCCGAATATCTTCGTACTTCTGCGTCATGGTTCGCGCTGTGGCTTCCCATGCCTGTGCTTCTTCGGTTTTGCGGAGTGCGAGGTTGTTGGCTTCCTCCACCCGCCCCTGCAACGTCTTGATCTTTTCCGCTGCGGATTTCAGGTCGGCAATCGCCGAATCGTAGTCTTTCTTGCTCACCACGACGCCACGGTATTCGTCGAGCTGAGCTTCGAGCTGCTGGACCTCCGACGCCTTGTCCCTGAGCTGATTCACCGCCGTGTCGAACGTGCGGCGCTCTACGCGGTCACCGATCTTCTTGTCCAAGTCATCGAGAATCGCCTGATGCTGATCACGGCTGATGTAGTCGCTTGCCACCCGAAGATTGTTGGCAACATAATGCTTCAGGCTTGCGAGCAGGTCGACGTCGGTGGACTTGCCGGGGATCTCGCCCGTACTGCCCCGCCATGAGCTGCTCGGGATGTAGCGGATCGCTTCGGCGATGGTGTTGTGGTCGCGGATCTGTTCTGATCGTGCGGCTGCGGCGTTGTTGAACTCGCGCTGCGTGTTGTCGTTCGCCTTACGCAGTTCGCCCTTCAGTCTGACAGCTTCAGTGAAGGCGTCGTTGTAGCGGTTGCTGGCGCCGGTGGCGGCTCGCTTCGCCACACCCAACTCCGCATCCAGCTTGCGCGCCTTCTGCCCCTCAAGGATCGCTGCATCCGAGAGTGCCGCAACAGTGTTCGGTATGTCGAAGTCGCGCTTACCTCGGTCGGTGAAGTAGCGTTCGCCATCTTCGTCGCGGAGGAGGTTGGCGGGCGCTTCTTCCCAGAGGTAGTCGCGGATCTGGTTGAGTGTTTCGTCGCCGTGGGCTGCGCTGCCAATGACTGCACCGAGTTCGCGAATGGCGTCGAATGCTTCGTCGTATGCGGCGTCTATGGCGGTGTTCGTTTTGGTGGTCGTCATGGTGTTCAGCGTATTACGTACTGTGCACGCCTGACGTTAACGACGTGCAGCCCCCAACCTGTGAAGGCTGGGGGCTGCTGTGTGCGGGATGTCAGGTGCCGAGTGCCCACTGTGGGACTGCGTAGCGTCCGTGGGGGTCTTCGACTATGGCGGTTGTGTGGTCGGGTTCTGCGATGAGGGTGACGGGCCAACCGTCAACAGTCGTCAGCATCGGCTTAGAAGGGCGGCTGAGAATCGCCAGCAGGGCCGGTCGCCCACGGATCACTGCCGCCCGAAGACTGCTGCTTCTGCCCGCCTGAACGGTTCGCCTTCTGCACCTGCGCTGTAGCGAACCTGAGCGTCGGCCCGATCTCGTCCACGTCGATCTCCAACGCCAACCGCTCCACCCCATCTTTCTCGTATGGGCGGTTCTTCAAGCGGCCTGTCACGAATACCTGGTCGCCCTTACGGAGGCTCTCGGACACGTGCTCTGCGTAGTCGCGCCAAACATTGCAGCGGAACCATGTGGTGATGCCGTCGACCCACTGTTCGTTCTGTTTGACGCGTTCGGTGACTGCGACGTTGATGTTGCAGACCGCTACTCCTGCGGGGGTATAGCGGAGTTCGGGGTCTTTGCCGAGTGATCCGATGATGGTGGTTGTGGCGCTCATGTGTGGTGGTCTCCTAGTTTTCGATGTCGTCGCGGGCTGCGAGGGATTCAGTGGAGGGTGGGGTGTGCAGTTTCCGGTCTGCGTGCACAAGCTCCCAGGCTTTACGCCCTAGTTCGCTGTCGTCTCGCCCCGTCGTCGCGAGGAAGGTTTTGAGGTCGCGGCCGATGTGGCAGTTGCGTGTGCGGATGCTGTCGATGTCGTCGGCTTCAGCACGCAACGATTCGACTGCTTCGTCGTAGCCTTCCGGGGTTTCCGCGATGGGCCGCTGTGCGAGGAATCTGGCGGCGAGTCGGTAGGCTTCTGCGGTGTCGATGCTCACGCGGTCTTCACCTCCACACCAGGCTCCACCCAACCGAGGGTCTCCAACGCGCCCTTTATGTTCGGCGGTGTCCACCCTGGCGGCTTCGCGATCTTGCCATCAGCTCGCCGGTAAACCTTGCCGTCGACAATCTTGGAGAGGTTCGACTGGGTTACCTGGTCGGCGGTGATGGTTGTTCCGATGCGACCGATGGCTTCGAGGTTGCCTCCGTGCGCGATCACCTGAATGTCGTGGTTAGCGTCCACATACTCGGGCAGGTTGAACCGCCCCTGGTTGATGGCCTTGCCGATGGTCCACTCCACGTCATTTTCTGCGACGTCATCGAGGTATTCGTCGATGTTTCCGAATCCTGCTGCTTCGACCAGCTCTTCGACTTCTTCGAAGAGCAGTTTGAGCCGTAGCGCGATGGTCTCGGGCGCGGGGATTGCGGGCACGTCGGGGATGGGGTGTCCTGCGGCGGTGAGGAACTGTTCGGTGCCGTCGAGGATGTTCGGGAAGGTCACTGTGGGGGCTCCTTGATGGGCTGCCATTCAACCCTGGTGTAGGCGTCCGGGCGGTCAGCGTGTGGACGGTAGATCACGGACATGTCATCCAAGCCGAGGATGGTGCCGGCTTGGTTTTGGACGTTGTTGAGGAGGATTCGGCGGGTGTCTGGTGTGACTTGTGAGGTGTAGGTGAGGTGTGTGTGCCAGTGGATGACGCCGTCGCCGTCTTGAATACCGTTGGTAATGTTGACGAGCAGTGACGGTTCGATGCTGGTCATGCTGCGCGCCTCACTTCGAACGAGTCATCCTCACCCATCATCCGCCTACCCCACGACTCCAACTCGTTAAGCATGTCGCGGGCTTCTTCGATGACTTCGAGGTCGTAGGGGTCGCCTGTTTCGGCGATGGTTTCGACGTAGATGCTGGTTTGGGGTTGGCCGTCGCTGTCGTAGATGTTCCACCACTGTTGCTTCGGGTCTCCGAGTTCTGCGGTGTAGGTGTAGCCGTCTGTGTGCTCGAATTCGACTGTCCGGGTGCTCATGCTGCGACCTGCTGTGCGTCACGGATGATGGTCGCCTGCCGTACCGCCACAGCCAAGGCGTCGTCGATGTCACCAAACGGATCCGACACCCACCAACGAGTGCGCTGGTTCGGTGCGGACGTCTGCCATTCAAGGCTGTCATGGTGCTGCTGCCAGTCGTCGGGGACTCGCACGCGGACGGTGTAGCCGAAGGAGTCACGGCTGATGTTCCATTGCGCGCCATTACCGTTGCGCCAGTCATCGGTGATACCGAGAAGCTGATCCAAGTGTTGAGCGTTGTTCACTGGTTTTCCGTTCTGTCGTTGGGTGGCCTGGCAGGGCCGGGTCGCTAAGAGGGCAAAGAGAGCGAGATGTGAGCGGACGCGAGCTGGCCTTCAGGGACCAGGCCGAACCCTGGGTGGCTTCGAATCTGATCTGACAGTTTGCCTGGATGCTTTTTGACTAAGTGGTCTGCGAGTACTCGCTTGGCGCTTACGGATTCGAGCACCTTTTCTGCGTCCAGGTTCTCGTTCCAAGCTAGACCGAACTTGGTTCCGCATTCCGGGCAGTCGTACGAGACGCTTAGCTGCGTTCCGCTTAAGAGCTTTTCGGTGTGGATGGGACTTGTCTCAATGGCGAGCATGTCGGCCTTCCGATCGGTGATGTCCGTCTGCCTCACGGCGATGGACGAAGGGGGTGTTAGATGCGTTCCGCTTGGAATGCGTCGGGGCGGAGTGCGGTCACCTTGTGGGTGGGCGAGGTCATCTCGTGTGCACAGGTGTCGATGGCGTCGATGATGTCGGCTTCTGCGATGTCGACGTATTCGGCGATGTGCGCGTATCGGACCCAGCCGTCGAAGGTGGCTCCGCGGGTGTTGGCGTCTGCGTGGGCGATCATGTCGTGGGCTGCGAGGATGTTTGTGAGGTGGCGGTTGGTGGTGGGGGCTGCGGTGTTTGTCATGGTGTGAACACTATCGCATGGTGTGCACAGTGCGCAACGGTTAGGCGAGAGCTTTGCCTGCCGGATGCCGTTTCATCGAACGCCAAAGGTCACTGCGCTCCCGCATCAGCGCGTCACGTCGGCGTCGGGCTTCGGACTCGGCCCGCTGCATTTTGAGGACTTCGACGATTGCTTCGTTGATTTCTACGTTGAGCTGTTCTATGCGGGCGTTCATGCTGCCCCCGTCGTGTGCCACCAATAGTTTCTGTAGGCGAGGAATGGCTGCTTGTTGCCGTCCAGGAGTGCATTGACTGCGTAGGCTTCGTCTTCCAACGCGGCCTCGCGAGCGTCATACTCGGACAGCAGTTGTGGGATGCCGTCTTCGTCTTCCAACCGTTCCTGCTCCCACTGGCGTTCGTCGGCTTCGGTGGGATCGTTAGGGTTGGTGATGTCAACAGTGGGTGGATAGAAGCTCATGCGGTCACGTCCTTGTGTCGACGGTCGGCGTTCACCCGGATACGTGTGTCAGCCATGAGCCGGCGTCGTGCTGCACGGGACAGGTCGGGTTCATCCAATTGTGGTCGGCGGTCGTGGTGTTTCATGCCCGAACCAACAACTTCTGCTGTGCTTCACGGAAAGCGACGGCGCGGTCTTCGAATGCCGCCTCGGGGTCATACCATCGAGCAGCACGCTCCTCTGCCGATTCTGCGACTGCGATCGGATGCTGCCTGCGAAATCGGGCTTCGATGTCGAGCTGAATGCCGATGCGTCCGCCAGCTTGGTGGTGGAAGCGAATGAGGTTGTCGCGCAAAGTGCGGAGTTCCTCTGTGTCTCCGTCGCGTTTGGCGAGTGCGCGAACGGTATGGAGGACGGTACGTTTACCGCGTGCTGCGCGTGTGCCGCGGATGCCGTCGAAGGTGTGGCGTGTGGGTTCCCAATCGGGGTCGGCTGTGCGGTTGAAGGCGACGAGCCTGCGCATGTAGTCGATGGTGTTGCTGATGCTGATCATGGGGTTTCCTGTCTGTTGCCGGTCTGGCAGGACCGGGTGTGCCTTGACGATACCTTGCGTGTGCACAGTGCGCAATAGCAGTCTGGCCCCGAACCGTGAGGTCCAGGGCCAGAGAGTTACTTGCGGGTGGTGTTGAGTGCGTGGCGGTGTGCGGACATAATCGCCGCACAATGCGCGGTCGGATCATCACCGTGCCGGATGTTCGCGTACACGCCTTGCCCGCGGATGACACCGTCGCGTGTCCATCCTGTGGCGTGGTGGTCGTGGGTGCCGAATACTGCTGTGCCGTCGTTGTCTTGGCGGTCGGGTTCACGGTATTCGAGGACCACATACCGCTCCAGGATCTCCTGCGCGGCAGCCACCGGGTTAGCGTCGTGGCACTCGATGATGCCGGCGAGGTCGTCACGGATGCTCACAGCAGTACTCCAATCGTCGTGACGATGCCTGCCCATAAGGCGAGGGATGCGGGGATCGCGTAGGCGAGGCCGTGGATGGGGTTGTGGTGCATGGTGTTCTGCTTTCTGTCGGGTGGCTGGCAGGCCGTGTTGACGATAGCGCAGCATGTGCACACTACGCAAGGACGCTACTGGTCCTCCTCGGCGGCAGCAGCGGGGCCGACGATGCTGTATCCGGCGTCCGACAACCGCTCCGACAGCACCTCTGGTAGGTTCTCGGCGATCTCCGCCGCGAAAAAGGCTTGATCCTTCGGGTTGTCATCGACTGGTCCATAGCCGTCCAGGAATCCCGCAACGTAGCCCTTGATCGACTCTGCGATGATGTCGATCTCGCTCACGTCTTTCCTCCTTCAATGCTGCCATTGGTGACTGGCGCGGTGTGTGTTGTCATTCACGGGTCTTGGCTTCACTGGTTTGCGAGATCAGTGCTCTCGGTTTGTTGAAACCGTTCCTGACCAGCGCCATCACTTGATTTCGGCGGTCTTCCGATGCCGGATTACCGCGGGTTATTGCCAACGTACCTACGGGTGCTGGTTGCCGTCGTCGTTCCCGGATGATCTTTGTTAGATGTGCGGGGACGAGGTATTCGGTGGATTGCGCCCGGTGATATCTGAGTGCTGCGTGTGCTTCGTCTGCGGTCCAGGATGCGTCGTGTGCGGCTTCGAGCCATTGGGAGAGGACGAGTCGGTCGAGTTGCCGGTTGTCGATGATCTGGATTTTCTGGAGTAGTTCGGTCATCTGATCGGCGGTCATTGGTGTGTTCATGCTGCGTGTCCGAGCTGTGAACGGTTGTTGTCGCGGAGTTGTTCGACGAGTGCGTTGATGTGCGCGTCCGTAGTCGCATAATCGTTATCGTTGTGCTGCGGTTCGTCGTTGACGCATCCAGTGTCGGCTGCGCAGAGTTCGAAGATTGCTGTGATGTTGTCGCGAATCAGCGTGCGGCGTTCTTCAACTTTCGCGGCGTGCGCTTCGAGGCTCATCTCAACTCTCTTGGCGTTGTTCTCTTGGAATTGGATCCATCCTGTAATGGGTTGGCGGTAGTCGAGCCAGCCGTGCCATTGCCGCCGATGCTCGTCGCACATTCCACTCACTGGACGCTCCTGTCGTAGTTGATGATTAAGCGGCCGAAGTGTTCGGATACTGCTGGGACGACGGCGTTTCCAAGGGCGTGTAGGGCCGGCTGCACCAGCCTGCGGGGAATCCCATGAGCCACTCGATCCATGTTGGGTTCAGGTAGCCAATCGGGCCTCCGAGCGCTCCGACTGCTTCTTCCAGGTTGATGTTGGAGCGGCCCTTCCGTGGCGGGTTGGTTCGGATCCTGGACATCGTTGATCTGGGGGTAGGCCACGATGAAGACTCGTTCGCGGCGGTGGGGAGCGCCGAAGTCTGAAGCTCGGACAGTTGCCCATTGCGCATTGAACCTGAGGACGTGAAGGTCACTGAGGATTTCCCCGAATGCGTCTCGATCTCGAACAAGACGTGAGACGTTTTCCAGGAGGATGTAGCGGGGTTGTAGTGCGCGTATGACGTTGAGAGTCCAGGGCCAGCCCCATCGTTCATCGTGGATGCCTTTCTGTAGGCCGGCTTGGGAGAATGGCTGGCAGGGGAAGCCTGCGCAGATGAGGTCGACGTGGGGTCGGGGTTGGGATGTCCACCATTCTGCGGTTGTGCGGACGTCGTTGTGTTGGGGCGTGTTCGGCCAGTGTGCGTGGAGGATGCGCCGGCAGTATTCGTCGAGTTCGACTTGTCCGACGACTTCCATTCCCGATCGTTCGAGTCCTAGCTCGAGCCCGCCTATGCCAGCGAAGAGGGATAGGACGTTCATGCGAGTGTTCGCCGGATGAGTTCGTCGGTGAAGAACGCTTCGTTTTCCGGGTCTTTGAGTTGGCGGGCGATGCGTGCGGCTTGGTGGAGTTCGTCGTTGGTCATGCCAGCGAGAATGTCGGTGTCGTCGTTCATGTGCGTTTCCTGTCGTTGCGCCGATGGCAGTCGGCGGACGTGTCACTGGGTAGCGATTGCTGCCCTTTCGATCTGATACTGAGGCACTTTTAGCCGTTTCGTGGGTTCCGGTGCCCGCGAGCTGAATTTAGCACACTGTCGCGCACTGTGCACGGTTACGCAATCAACGTTTGCTGCCCGTCGTCAACCACCGTCAGATGTCGGGCGTGCTCCGGGATCGGTATCCCTGCTGCTTCGAGGATGCGGATGTCCGGGTTGTCCTTCATCGCTTCGGCTTCGGCGTAGTTGCGCATCCGCTTGGTGATCTGCGGTGCCCCGTACGCGCCCCTGGTCGGCTCTGTGCGGGCCGTGCGGGCTTCGATGTCAGCTTGGGCTGTGCGCATCCATTTCCGCCACGTAGCGAGCCAGTCAAGCTTTTCAGCGGTTTTGCCGGGTTTGGCTAGCCAGTAGTCGACGAAGTTGGCGGTTTCGCGTTGGAGGTCGACGTTGGGTGTTTCGGGGCGGAGGGTGTCGACGGCGTGGCGTGTGGGTTGCCAGTCGGCGTGGATGCGGGT